TAACTAGGAGGATAATAACATGGCAAACACTACGTTTTCAGGACCGGTCATTTCTAAAAATGGCTTTGTAAATACAGGTCCTGGTATGACTGTTAGCTTAACAGCTGACACAACTTTAACTGTAGCAGCTCACGCTGGTAAAATCTTACTTACAAATGATGCAGATGGTAAATTTACTTTACCTTCAATCAATGTAAATAGTAATGGTGCATCAGCTGGTGATACAGATTTTAATAACTTAAACAATATTGGTGCAACTTTTCATTTTTATGTTGAAACAGCTGCAACTGATATGGACATCAAAACAGATGGTACTGACAAATTTAAAGGTGGTATCATGATAGCTGTAGATGACGGTTCTAAAAAAGCTTTCATTCCAGCAGCAACTAATGATGTTATAACTATGAACGGTTCTACAAAAGGTGGTATCGTTGGTAGCGTTGTATCTTTCACAGCGATTGATACTGCTACATACTTAGTCCACAATTCTTTATTGCTTGGATCAGGTACAATAGTAACACCATACGCAGACGCGTAATAAATAATTAAAGTGGGCCTTCGGGCCCACATATTAATTTTAAGGAGAAACAAATATGAGTTCAGACCAACGATTTACAAGGATAACTTCTACTGGACAGGTTAAAACTATTGGTGGAGGATCGACAAATATTGGCCCTTCAAGAATAACTTATATTCAAGCAAAAGGACACGCTAGTGGACAACTTGAATTAAGAAATAGTTCTGACAATTCTGGTGATTTACTATTTATTGCTCACTTTGGAACAGAAGGTTTAGATATATATGTTCCTGGTAATGGTATTAGATTTGATGATACTATTCATGCAACTATATCTGGAACAGGATCTGTTACACTTGGATACACTGGCTAGGAGGCTAAATGGCTAACACTACCTCTGGAACAACTACTTTTGATAAAACTTTTTCTATTGATGAAATAATAGAAGAGGCTTATGAAAGAATTGGTGTATTAGATTATTCTGGTTTTAAATTAAAAACTGCTAGACGTTCTTTAAATATAATGCTTCAAGAATGGGGCAACAGAGGTATTCACTATTGGGAAATAGATGAATTAGATCTTGATTTAATTGAAGGTCAAGCAGAATATAAATTTTTTAGATCAAGTGGAGATGGCACAAGTGCTACTTCAAATCCAAATGGTATTTATGGAATATCCGATGTCCTTGAAGCGCAATTAAGAAATAATAGAACTCAAACAGATCAATCAGATAGTCCAATGACAAAAGTTGATAGATCAACCTATGCTGCTTTTTCAAACAAACTTTCTAAAGGTACACCTAATCAATATTGGGTACAAAGATTTATTGATCATGTTAGTATAAATATTTATCCTACTCCTGATTCTACCAATGCATCTAAAGATATGCATTTTTATTATATAAAAAGAATTCAAGATATAGGAGAATATACAAATGCAACTGACATGCCTTTTAGATTTGTTCCATGCATGGTTTCTGGTTTAGCTTATTATCTTTCTATGAAATATGCACCACAATTACTTCAAGGTATGAAACTTATTTACGAAGATGAGTTACAAAGAGCATTACAAGAGGATGGTTCAGCTTCAAGTACATTTATTACACCTAAAGCTTATTACCCAGGAACTTAATGTCTAAATACGCAACAGGAAAACATGCAAAAGCTATTTCAGATAGATCGGGTATGGAGTTTCCATATAAAGAAATGGTCAGAGAATGGAATGGTTCATTTGTTCATTATACTGAGTTTGAACCAAAGCAACCACAACTTGAGCCTAAATCAATTGGTGGAGATGGTGTTGCATTACTTAATGTTAGAACAGATAGGACAGAACCAATAACAACAGTTATGATTCCTGAAAACGGTTTTAAAACTTATCAAGCAGGATCAGGTGTTTTAAATGTAAATGTTCCAGGACATGGTTTAACAAATGGTACGACTTATTTATTTAGAGGAGCACCAACTGTATCTCCTGGTACAGGAACATCTACTAATCCTGTTTTTGCTTATGCAGCAATTCCAAATTTTGATGGAATAACTGGAGCGCAAATAACTCAAGGATCTGGATATGCTATTACAACTGGTTTATTTAAAAATGGAATAAGAATTACAACTGATTTTGCATTGAGTAATTTCTTCTTCTTTACAGTTAATACAGATACTGCTACAACAGGAAATATAAAAGGAGGAGGTTATGGGTGTTCTGTAGGACCTATAACAATATCACCATGATTAAAAAATTTTTTAAATTTATTAAAAACTTATTTAAACCTGAACTTCAAGAAATAATAGAAGAAGATCATAAAGTAAAAAAAATACGTAGAAAATATAAGGAGAGTTCTGAATAATGACTTATGCAGAATTAGTACAAAAAATCAGCGATTATACGGAGGTAGATAGTAATGTATTAACTACTACTATTGTAAACGGTTTTATTGAAGATGCTGAATTTAGAATTTTTAGAGACGTAGATTCAGATAATAATAGAAGATATGCTACGGCTAATTTAGTTACAAACGACAGATTTATTTCTACTCCAAGTGATGCTTTAGTAATTAGATCTGTTCAAATAGTGAACGGTGGTTCAGGATCCACGAGAAATTTTTTAGAATTTAGAGATACAAGTTTTATGTCTGAATTTAATTCTACAGGAGTTACTGGAGAACCTAAATATTACGGTATGTGGGAGGATGATAAAATGGTTTTAGCACCTACTCCTAACTCAACATACCAAGTTCAAGTCAATTATATCTTGAAAGACCCAGGTTTATCTAGTACAAATACACAAACATACTTGAGTAAGTATTTTCCCAACGGACTTTTGTATGCATGTTTAGTCGAAGCTTTTAGTTTTTTAAAAGGACCAGCAGATCTTTTACAATTATATGAGGGACGATATAAACAAGCGGTACAAGGGTTTGCTACAGAACAAATGGGAAGAAGAAGACGTGATGAATACCAGTCAGGTGTTCCTCGTGTCGGAGGAAAATAAGAGATAAATTATGGCTATAACACAAGCAATCGCAAATGCATTTAAAAAACAATTATTAGAAGGTGACCACAATTTTAAACAATCAGGTGGTGATAAATTTAAGCTAGCTCTTTATACTTCTTCAGCAACTCTAAACTCAACTACAACTGCTTATGCAAATACCAATGAAGTTGGTAACACAGGAACTTATGCAGCTGGTGGTGGAGCTTTAGTTAACAGTGGTACTTCTATTGGTTCAGGAACTGGTAAAGGTGTTGCTATTGTTGATTTTGCAGATTTGTCGTTTACTTCGGCAACAATTACAGCAAGAGGTGCATTAATCTATAATACATCTTCAGCTACAACCAATGCAGCTGTTGCAGTATTAGATTTTGGAGCAGATAAAACTAGTACGTCAGGGACTTTCACAGTTGTATTTCCAGCATTTACAACTTCAGCAGCTATATTGAGAATCTCTGGTTAGGAGTATTAAATGGCGTTAGTAATACATGACAGAGTAAGAGAAACCTCTACTACAACAGGTACAGGTAATTTTACATTAGCAGGAGCCGTTCAAGGTTTTGAAACATTTTCTAGTGCAATAGGAAATGGCAATACAACTTATTATGCAATCGTTAACCAAGCAAATTCAGAATTTGAAGTTGGTCTTGGAACGGTATCAGCAGGTGTTTTAGCAAGAACAACACCTATTACTTCATCAAACTCAAACAATGCTGTAAACTTTTCAGCAGGTACAAAAGATGTATTCTGTACTCTACCTGCAACAAAGGCAGTTGTAGAAGATGCAAACAGTGATGTTACTCTTCCAGCAGATTTAAATGTTACTTCAAATTTGGATGTTGATGGTCTTACTACAACAGATGGAATAACTAATGCTGGTAATTTTTCTACAGATGGCGGCTCAATAAAATTAGATGGAGATTATCCAACAGGTACAGGTAATCTTGCTTTAGGTAATGCTGCTTTAGATAGTGGAAGTTTAAGCGGAAACTTTAATACAGCAATTGGTAGTACATCTTTAACAGATAATACTTCTGGTGCTTCTAATGTAGGTGTTGGATATGGTTCTTTAGCAAATAATACAACAGGTGGTTCTAATATTGCTGTGGGTGTTAATTCTCTTGAAGCAAATCAAACAGGTTCAAACAATGTTGCAATAGGTACACAGGCTCTTGATGCAAATACAGTAGATAACAATACAGCAGTTGGTCATAATGCTTTATTAGTTAATAGCACAGGTCATTCAAATACAGCATATGGCAAAGATTCTTTAAAAGCTAACACAACAGCTTGCAATAACACAGCATTTGGTACTTGTTCTTTGCTTACAAACACAACAGGAACAAGAAATTCAGCTTTTGGTCGTAATTCTTTATCTGCAAATACAATAGGCTCATGCAACACAGGTGATGGAATGTATTCTTTATATAGTAATACGGAGGGTAATAGAAATGTTGCTGTTGGAACTTGTTCTTTATTTACTAACACAACAGCTTCAGACAATGTTGCAGTTGGACTTTGTTCTTTATATAATAATACCACAGGTTGTTTTAATGTTGCAGTAGGTCCGTCTTCTTTAATATGTAATACAACAGGTTCTAGAAATACATCAGTTGGTAGACAATCTTTACATTGCAA